ATGATCGAAAAGCTTTATAATCATAAAACCAGTCCTGATAGAAGGATTAGATTAAAGATTTATGGCAAAAGGTCGTAATTGGTATAGTAATTGCAGAATTACCATATCAAGATGATTTGCCACTACCATTGAGAAGATGAGTAAAAAAACTCTTGATTTAAGGCTTATACAGAGGGGGTAAAGACCCCCTCTAGTATGATTGTACCTGGAGATTATCGTTTATTTTTATAAGAAAGATGAATATCTATGCCATGTATGGCTTTCATCATTTTCTGTTTAAGTTTAAATTCTGGTGTCAAAACACCTTTCGCATCTTCGACAATAAGTTTTGAAAATCCATCCTCGTCTTGTTGCAGATATCTAAAGTCAGCAACATAATCACATATTTTAATATCATTGATAGACAAAGTATAACGAACCTGTCGTTCTAATTCTGTAACAACACCAGCTTTTTCCATAGCTTTCAATTGTCCCCATCGCTCAGACTCCCACTTGGAGTCAAACTTTAAACCAAAGGCTAATGTTTTTTTCGCAAAATATTTGTTGGGTCTCCTGGTTTTTTTGGGTATAATTGGGTATTTATAAGTCATGGAGGTAGTATAATGACAGACACAACAAAATTCAAGTCAGTTGGTTTAGATTTAAAAAGCTATGAAAAGCTTAACAAAATATGTGAACATCAGAGAAGAAACATTAGACAACAGTTAGGTCTAATGATCGATAAAGAATTTGAAAAAGAAGAGTATAACGATTACAGAGCTAAAGTAACAAGCCTAGGATTAGGTGCTATCAACAGACTTCATCCTAGAGATTAAACGATTAGCACGATTAGTTACCTGTTTATGCCAGCGGCTGTCCTCCATCTGGACAGCACACTCTTGCCAGTCTCTATCAGCTACAGCTTTGCATAGCTTTCTGAATTTGGAGAGCCTCGGTCTGCCTAGATTGAACATCATATTTGCCAATATTTTTTGTACTTCTTCAGGTAAATCGTTAAAGTTTCCGTATAATTGTTCGCACTCAGACAGCGTAACTTTGATGTCCTGGTCGAATAATTCGTTAACTCTTTCGTCATCAACCACTGTTCCTACTGGCAATCCATGTTCTGGATCTGACTCTTTTATAAGATGTCCTATGCCTACAGTGGGTAGGTTTAAATGATCTAAATATATGGAGTTGACCCGTCCCTCGTCATTCTGAATCTCTTGTCTGAGCTCATCTATGTTCATGCCGTGCCTCTTGTTCTTTGTGCTATGGCTATGTCAGATGGATCTAATCCTAATGAAAAAGCATTAGCTGGATTAGTTATGTCAACTCCTGCTAATCGTGTTCCACCTGCTGGTGGATTGATAGTTGGTGCAGAAGCTACGTTTCTTGCTTGATTTATACTTTGTCTGGTTTGATCTAAAATAGGTGTTGCCTGATCTCGTAACTGAGACAATGTTTGTGTTACTCCTGTGTTTTCCAACACAGCCGTAGCTTGCTTCTCTGCCTCTCTTAATCCTTCTTGCGAGAACTGACCAGGTAACTGTGACAATGATTGCCTAATGATAAATCCTAATTTTGTAGCTCTTTCTCTTGGTGTTAAATCTTTTGATAGTCCTTTGTATTGTTCAACAATATCATCGTAGTAACTTTTTGATAACATCTTACGACCAAGTATTGAGAATTTTATAAGTTTGCCAACATTCTGAAATGGAGAAGCTGCTATGTTAGCTGCAACAAGATCTCCACCTTCTGCTGATTTAGCATTAAATTTAAGTATGGTAGCAAATTGCTCCATACTTTTACCCATCTCTTCTCCAAATACAACTTGAAGTTTACCACCATCAGCTTGTTTTAATATTCTATCTGCAAAAGCATTAAGGGTTTTTCCGTCAGTCATCACTGATTCGCCAAAATCATCAATCATTCTATTAATGTAAAAACTTTTAATTTTATTATAGCCATTGGTGTCATTTGCTTTGTAGTAATCAATGATTGGCTTTAAATCTTTTGCTTGAGTTGACGGCTTAATAACAAGCTCTGCTGTTTCAATAGGTCCTATCTCTTTGAAATCTCCAGCTAATACTTTTTTCTGTATATCATTAGCTTGTTGTGCATCTAATTGTCTTTGTGTTTTTTGCAACTCTTTCATATTGTCAAGAAAACTTGCATTTGGATTTAAATTTTCAAGCTGAGTCAGAGCATCTTCACCACTTATACCCTTAAAACGAACAGCATCAAACTCATTTGCTAATTTCAATATTTCATCTTTTTGTGCACCAAATAATTCATCTGCTGTATCACCTAAATCATCAATAGCTTTTTTAAAAGCTGTGCCATTAAAGTCTTTCGACACAGAATTAAGATTTGATCTTTCAACTGCATCTTTTAAGAATTGATTTAAAGCTCTTTGTCTAAAGGTTTGTGCAACTACTTCTCCAGCTTCACCACCTTGTTTTGCGTAATCTCTAATGTAATCCATAAAAGCTCTAAATTGTTTTCCCGAATTAGGTTTAATAATTTGATTGTAAATTTTAATATTAGTAGGATCTATCGCTCCATTTACACCTTCTTTTCTCGCAGAGGCTTCAAACTGTTTAATTGTTGCTACATCATATAATTTTTCTTGAGCTGTTTTAGCTTCGAAAAAAGCAGCTCTAGCTTGACCAAATTGTTCTGCTGCATCTTTCAATGCTTGTGTTCTTTCTCCAGTTAACTCTCTTGTAGCTGTTTCAAACAATTCAGTATTAATGTCAGATTTTTGTTCAAATTTACCAGGTATTATATTGCCACGAGCATCTTTAACTGGAACTCTTTTAAATCCTGTGGTAATCGCACCTTGACCAAGGTTTGTAAAAATTTGATCCACACTATCTAACAATCCATCTCCAGTGACGTTAGTTAATTCATTACGAATTGTGCCTGATGTTCTACCATCCATTCTAATATTGCTTAATCCTTGTCTTATATCGTACAATTGTTCGAAACTTAAACTGCCTTGTAAATCTGTTATTTGTTCAGGAACATTTGACTTTCCTGTAACAGCTCTGACCATTTTTGCAACTGCATCACCATCTGGATCTCCTCCAGCTTTAATACGTCTGCCATATTTTCTTAACAACCTATTTAATTTATCTTTCAAAACACCCACAGGGACGACTGCTTTCGATCCTAATCCTTCATCCATTAAAATTTTATCAACAGCTTTAAATTGTGATTTTATAAAATCTTCCGTGTCTTTTGATGTGTTAGTAAGTATTGAAAATAAATCATCTTCAACATTTGATCTGTTTAAAGTAGCATTTGTGAATTGATCTACAGTATCGTTTAAATGAGCAACAACATCATTCATAGCTTTGTTGTGTTGGTTTAAAAGTTTTTTATTTCCTTGTTTTATTCCTTCTACAAGTAAATCTCCTATTTCGCCCACAGTAACATCTTCGCCAACACCAATTTGGTTTTTATAAGCATCAACAACTTGTCTTATTCTATCATTGTTATTTTTTAAACGATCTGATGTTTTAAATATTTTTTCACCGATAGCTTGTATTCTAGCGACTAGAGATGGAGCTCTTATACCTGTTAATGTTGGTAATAATCCAAATCCACCTCTTTCTATGGAGCGTAATTGTTCACGCTCAGAGAGTTCTGAAAACTTTTTAGGATTGATTTTACCTCTAAGTCCTCCAAAACTTACATCACCTTCTTGAGCTAAAACACCTATTCTTGGGTCATCAGCATAAATTCTACCCTGTGCATCAAGTGGTGATTGTATAGACTTACCAGCAGTTTTAAGTTCTTCTTGAGTAAAATCTTTTCCTGGCTTCATAGCTGCCCTTCCACCTCTAAAGGCTTTGCCAAGCAGTCCGAATACACCATCACCAATAAAACCTATGGCTACTTCTTTACCAACATCTTCGGCTACTTCGCCTAAAGTTTGTTTTTGCACACCAGCTAATGTTTCGCCCAACTCTTCTATTGCTTGACCAGTTCCAGCTCCAGCACCAGCTCCTACGGCTGAACCTAGTACTGTGCCTAACCCAGGCAGTAAGAAAGATCCTAATATTGCTCCACCAACACCTCCAACAAGCTCTGGTGCAATTCCAGATAAATCAGAAAAATCATAGCGACTAAATCCTTCTTCATCTATAAGTATATTTTTTTCTGTTTGTTGTCCAAACTTTGCAGCACCTGTAGGTGTTAGTGCTAATCTACCTCTTTTATCTCTAAGAAAATCACTATCCTCAAGATCAAACTTTCTGAGTATCGCATCTTCTTCTTCTTTTGTCTCAGCTACACCTAAGGCAGAACGAAGTGCATTACTCTTTATGCCAGTCTCTACATCAAATTGTAATTTTGGATCTGTAGGCTCTTGATCAACTTCATCTGGTTTTTCACCAGCTTGAACAGATTTTAAATATCTACCTATTTTAAGTTGCTCACTGAAAGTTGGCTTGTCACCTTTTATTTCAAAGCCTATTTCTTCATCACCAACTTTAAATTTTACAACACCCATTATAAGCCTGCTACGTTAACTATTTTAATTCCTTGATTAGTTAATTGAAAGTTTTTATTGAATGATTCTGGAGTAGATGTTTTCAATACGTCAAATAAAACTTCCTGAGTTCTATTATAATTCTCTTGATTGGCATGAAAACCTCTGTCGTTTAGTTGATCAAACAATGATTCAATTCTTCTTTTTGGCACAGCAAATATTTTTCTAAGCTCTTGCAGTCTTAATAATCTTTCTTGTGGATTTGTTAGTAATGTAATCTCTCCAATTTGTCTTTGTAAGTTTTGATAATCAACATTAGAAATACCATTACCTGTTTCTTGACTTAAAAATCTTTTGTATTGTGCAAGCAGTCTGTCTTGTATAGCTCTTGCTGTGGCTTCTTTTGAAAGACCTTTGATAGTGACTTTCTTACCAGAAGCATCTTCATAGGTTTGATCTTCAAACATACTTTTTTGATCAACTCCTAAAGCTGCTAATACAGATTTAACTCTGTCAGATCCTATTGTTAAAATTGGTGATGGTGATGCAGCTATTTCTTTAGATATTGCTTCTAATTGAGTAATAGCAGCTTCTGCTTGTAATATATTACCATAACCATCTGCTAAACCTTTCGCAGCAGATACTGGATTGAGTATTTTCTCACTGCCATTTTGATCAAAACCAAACTGTATTTTTATACCTTTTACTCCTTGTACCTCTTGTTCAAGAGACTTTTTCAGATCTAACTTGTTGTTTTTTATTGCATCAGCTCTTGCTTTTAACAACGCTTCTTCAAGGGTGGCTTTATTTTTAAGCTCTTGTAAAAGATATTGTTGTTTATAACCTCTAGCCTCTTTACCAAGTTGCATTAAAGCTAGTCTTCTTTCTTTTGCAAATGCTAATTCTTTAGCTGTATCAGCTTTACGTTCTTGTAATGCAAACTTACCAGCAGCTATTTGACCAGCTCTAGCCTCTTTTTTAGCTGCTTCAAATTTAGGAAGTGCTGCCTCACCAGCACGACCAACTTCACCAAGTATATTAGATAAATTAAACCCTTTACCAGCTCTGTTCTGCATCAGAGATAAACCTAAAGCCATCAGTGCTGAACGATTGTCAGGTTCTCCAGATATGTCTATACCAGTAGCTTTTGCAAAATCTGCTTTGTAATCTTCAATTGATTTTGGACCTTCAGGACCTGTGCCCTCACCATACATTTTATTATAATCATCCATGATATTGGCGAACAATTGTTCTTGCTCAGTTGGTTGATTTTCTTTTTCTGTAGCTTCAGCTTCAACTTCTTCAGCATACATATCTTCGTCTGGAGCTGTAGCTATATCAAATTCTTTCTGTTCAGCAACTTTGGCTGCATCAGCTTCTGGATCAGTAAATTTTGGTGACGATGTCTCATCTATTACATTGCCCTCATTAGGAATTGTGCCTTTTCCTATGTCAAACTCATTAGGTTTAGCTTCTTTAACAAAAGATGGTATTGTTTCTTCACCTGGCACTTGCAGAGTTGGATCTCCAACTTTTTTTTGTTGTGCAATTAACTGGCTTAAATCTAATGGTTTTTTTATAGGATCACCGATATCAAACGGACTTGTAACAGTAGGCAATTTGCCTGTTTGACTTAAACTTTTTTGTTCTTGTAATTTTTTTTGCAAATTTTGGTCAAAAATACTGCCTTGATTTGTCAGCCCTGAACTTAAAGTTTGTTTTTTTGAGCCAGGTCCACCTACGCCTAAAGCATCTTTAAGATTAAAATTTAAAATTGATCCTAAAATGCGATCCAGTTGTGGATTTCCAGTATTTGTGGTTATTTTATCAGGAACTTGTACCATATTTCTACCCTACGGAGACTTTGCACCACCAAATGGTGCAATCTGTGACAATGTTGTATATGCACCAATACCTTGCAAAAATGGATTTGCACCAGGTGATGTAGCCTGTTGAAATGTAGAAGGTATAGATGCACTTGGCATACCTTGTAATAAGTTCTGTCCGAGTTGCAACCTTGTAAATGGTTCTTGTGCTTGTTGTAATAAATTTTGTCTTTGAGCATCAAGTTGTGCTTGTTGTTGTCCTTGTCTTAATGCACCAAGTTGAGTTAGTTGTGATATATCAGCTTGTCCTAAAGCTTGTTGTAATCTGCCTAAATCACCTGTAGTACCAGCTAACGTACCAAATGCTTGTCCAAGACCACCTGATAAACGACCAGCATTTTGTGCTGCTTGTAATGCAGTTGTAAATCCCTGAGAAAGCAATCGTGATAAAGTATCACCTTTGACTTGTTGCAAGCCTCTTTCTGTCTCAGCCCTTTGCACACCTTCTCTTGATCCACCAAAAGCTCCAGACCTAACTGCTGCAGCGTCTGCTCCAGCTCTTCTCAAATCAGCTTGTCTGTTAAGCTGATCCATAGTCGCATCAATAACTTGTTGCTGAAAAGGATTTTGAAACTGTTGTATAGCCTCTGGTTGTAAAAATTGTAATCCTGATGTTAAGGCTTGTTGTCCAGCAAGAGCTTGACCAGCAGCACCCTCAATAAAAGGTCTAAATGAACCAGCAAGATTTTGACCAAGTGTAATAGCTTGTTGTCTTAACGGGTCCATTCCAGCAATTTGAAATTGTGGTAAATTTAAAGGACTATCTAATAAACCAGGTGTAGTTTGTGTTTCACCATCAAACGTACCAAAGCCTGTTTGTAATAATCTTTTTTGCAATCCCTCTAAAAACGGAGGTAATCTTTGAATATTTTCAACTGTTTGTGTTGCCATTAC